AGCGCAGACTTGCCAATACCACGGCCACTAGACACCGCCTCACGCAGCGTCTGCATATCCGCCTGCCCCTGATTGTCCTTAATGTGCTTGGCGATGTCTCGCAGGATCTCGCGCTGCCACTTCCTCGGCCCGCTGAACTTAGCCAACGGCGTATTTGGCTGACCCCACGGAAACGCAAACAACACGAACGCCTCCGGGTTATCCGCAATCGTTGGCGACCATAACTTGGTCATCAGGATCTGTTCGTCTTCGGCGCTATAACGAGTTTTTTGCATTTTTGGAAAATAAAAAAAAATTCTTGCGGGGCCACCGTTACCGTGACCGGTCGCCCGCCGGCCCTCCCCGGCCCCCTCGGCGCTACGGGAAAACCCTCGGTCGGCCCTGCCGGACCCGATGCGGGAGCCGTAGGGGGAATCAAATCATTGCGCTAACCCTTTGATTTCATTGCATTTTCTTCACCGCGGTCGCCCATGTTACCCCCAATGTTACCCCCAACTCGGTCAACCGTAACGGGCGTAACCTCAACCGTAACCGGCTCAGTTACGGTTAGTAACGGCGCATCCATCTCGATGATCTCGGCCTCGATCAACCGAGCTTGCGCCTGGGCGAGCGCGTCGGTGATCGAGATGTTGCCGCTCACCTCGATCTGGCGCGGTGCTTCGGTCCAGCGCATCTGCGTCTTGGTCCACCAGATGAGCGACGCCACGTCGCCGGCCATTGCCTTCTGGAACAGCGTCTTGCCGATCCCTGCGTGCGCTTTAGCGCGTCCCCGTTGCAGTTCTTCCGCAAACCTGTCGCGCAGCGTAGCCACGCTGATGCCGCCGCATACCAAGGCAGCTATGTTCACCTCGGTCAAACCAAAGCCAGCAAGCGTTTCAGCGTGTTCACGGTCTTCGTCCGTCGGCGTAATCGGTTTTCGCCCCGATCCCGGCCTCGCACCTCCACGCCGATTTTCTTGAGTTGAAGTTTCAATTGACATTGTTGCGTAACCCTTTGAATTTTTTCAAACTTTTCAAGTTTACCATTTGATTACTCAAAATTTTGCCGTTTTAGGCATGGCTCTAGGTCGATACGCATGAGCCAGTGTCTCAACTAAGTCGTCATATAGTTCGCGCCTGTTCTTTTTAAGCAATGTCGCGTCCTGATTGCGACTGATTATCTTGTTCTTGTGCCGATCCCAAGACAGCCAATAGTTCGCCTTGTTTAGGGCATAGCCACGGGCGACAACCTTTACCGCCAGCCAGCGCAGTTCTGGGTCTGTCATGCGAGTGTAGATGCTCCACTTAAGTTCTCCATCAACTAATTCGTGGGCGTCTTTCCAGCCGTATCCAGGGTCGTTCCCAACATACTTTTTCATGGCAACTTGCCTCCCCCTTAAGTATGTTTTGAATCTTATACTTTCCCGTCATTTTTTTCAAGCATTTCCCGTAGCAACCGACCGCTGCAACCGTAACCGTTACCGTAATAACCCCTTCTTTAGATAAGGGGGTAAGTTACGGTTACGGTACGTTGTTTTCGCCTTGCCCCCCCGTAACCAGTTACGGCTAGTTACGGTAGGTTACGGTAGTTACGGCATAACTTTTAGAATGAGTTTAGACCCCAACTCCCGCTCTTTAATCACCCAACCTTTCTCATGTCTGCCTATTATTTCAGCATCGGTTAGGTCCCTGATGATCATCCCAGGCTTGGCCGAGGCTTTGAGGTGCTGATCAACTGCGGTGGCTTTGATGCCTTGCTCAAGCAAGAACGTCTTAAACGCCTCCCTGCTTACATATGGCATCTCGTCCAACACTTCCGCACCACCAACGAACCAAGCCCGCTCTAAATTGGTTTTGTGCTCATCCAGCTTAGTGGCTTTGGGCGTCGGAATACGCAGATCGCCTTCTTGAAACATCTCAAAGACTGCGCCAAGCAGCGGCATTCCATCCTCGTCCTGCCAACCCAGATCGACTGGGCTAAGACATCCAAACAGATCTGCTGGCTCTGGCGCGTCCTTTTGCTTAGTGCAAGACACGATTACCTCGTGACTCTTGCCATGAACCAAAATGCTGGCATCCAATGCCCCGCGCCACGCGCTAGAACCCCGCGCACGCTGTTTTGCCTCGCTGTTGTGTCCTAGGTGATGCACAAGCATTGTCGTGGCACTGAGGGCCATTGAGACCACGTTACAGGCATTGATCATCGCCCGCGTGTCTTTGGCGCTATTCTCATCGCCGCTCATATGGTTATTGAGCGTGTCAATGTTGACCAGTACAACTGGTTCTTGCGTCAGCGCCCGGACTGCCGCAATCACCTGCGCTGCCGCGCCAGGGGCATCCATGTCTAACGCCTTGTTGCTGATCAACAGGTTGTCTAGGCTCGTCACGTTGTTACGCTTACACCAACTGGCAATACGCTGGCGCATCCCATAGTTGCCCTCACCGGCCAAATACACAACGATCCCTGGTTTAGTTTTAATACCGTGCCAATTGATCCCGCTCGCAATACAACAGGCCATATCCAATGCGACAAAGGTTTTACCCACTCCCGACTCGCCATACATCATCGCAGTGGCGTATGCAGGTAGCCACCCCTTTACAATCCACGGGACGGGGCTTGGCTGGCCCAAGAAGCTCGTCGCACGGGTCAGGAAGTAGTCACGTGTCTCCTCTTGCGTAAAAAGCGTGTCAAGGGCCGCAGAACCGAGCGCGTTACTGGCCGCAACGTCTGCGTCAGGCTCGTACCGCGTGACTGACCTTGCTATCTGCTTGATCTCACTTGATGGTAGTGGAATCTCGCAACGTGTCTCATTTGCAACACTAATCGCGGCCAAGATCTCGGCTTCAGTCATCCCAAACGAGCGCATCGCCCCGGCCAGACTGGTTAGGCCATCGTTACGGTTACCTTGGATTAGATCGCCGTTAGTAGTCGGCACTACCTTACGCTGGCCTAGCAACGGCAACCAACTATTTGGTATAGCACTCGGCGCTACCCCATCCAACGGATCGCTGGACGCTTCCCACTCGTAGGCGCGGTGCTCAATTGTTGACGGGTAAGCAATGTAGTAACGCCCGTCTGATAGCAAGTCAATGCCCTCGCCCAGCTTGCAGGAGCGTATGCCATCTTGATGCCGTGCGATGTAGTGCTGCCCGCCACCTGCCGTAAGCGCCATAGCGCCGTCTGGCAGGGGACCGTGCTGTTCTAGCCACTGCTCCCAACTAACATCCCCACCGTTGCGTGGGTCAATGTCAAACACCACGATACCGCTGGTGCTACCACAGGCGATACCAATGTTGAACTCTGGGTTTTGGGTCCACCAGCGCCGGATCTGGTCTTCATTAACGGTTGCATCGTTGACCCCGTGGGCGGTAGCTGGAACCTTGCCGTTCGGCACTACAGGTAACACTCGCCAGCCCCACGAAGCGTAGGTTAAGGCGGCTTCAATCTTGTTCATGGTCTGCACGCAGCTTTCCCTCAGTCTTGACTTGGATCTCATATTGACGGGCCATCGGCGGGCGGTCACCCCACCGATAGATGACCTGGGGCCACACCCCAAGCGCGTCTGCAAGCTTCTTCAAGCTCCCAAAAAATTGTATCGCCTCGTTCGTTGTCACTTTTTTTCCACCTTGGTTGAAACTTTGTGTTGACACTCTAAAGTTAAACGGGTAAAGTAGCAACAACTGCACGAACCGATGGCCGGACGGTGTAGCAACACAGAGGTAAGTAGCATGAACGCAATCACGCAGTTTCCCGATTGGACCCCAGAGGGTTTTGTTGCGCCGGAAGGTTGGACAGACGATTCATGGCGTAATGATGTGATGCCCAAGTGGGTGTCACCTTGTGGCTACTACTATTTGTGGGTGGATTTTCCCAACGAAAAGGATCGTGAAATCCAAGGCAATCGTTTTTTGTTGGTTGAAGGTGAAGAACCTTTTTCCCTTGATTGCGTTGAAACGGTAATCTCTACAGAATCATTTGAAGAAGTGAAAAATTTGATTGCGACTTTGCCGTAAAAAATTCAAAAATGAAATTCATCAATCAAGAACTTCAAGCTTGCTATGACGCCCAAGATTGGTCTGGACTCATGAAGGAAGCCGATAAAGTTTCCTTTTGCGGTAGCAAGCAATTTGCCACGAGCCAAGGCGGCGTTAAGTTGTTTGAGAACAGAAAACTTCAGATTACTGAGTCTGAAGTTTTTCAGACATTTGACCGCCACGACCTGATTGGTCGTGAGGTGATTGGACACCGCAAGGTGGTAGCTAACAAACCACGGCGCGGTCTTTACCCTGCTGATTTTTTACTTTCACAACCAAGGAGTAACCATGAAGTTTGAACCGAAAGAAGACCCGCCTTTGGTCATCATCTTGGCAAGTATTGCCGTTGGCGCATCTGCTGCCATCGTCTTGTTTCTTGCATTAAGTGGAGGCATCTGATGGCAATTTTATTGAAGAGGACGAAAGAAGCCACCGCGCAAGCGGTCAAGCTCTTGGTCTACGGTCAAGCGGGGGCTGGCAAGACCAGCCTCATCCCAACCTTGCCCACGCCGGTCATCTTGAGCGCCGAGGGTGGGTTGCTATCGATTGCCGATACTAACTTGCCGTTCATTGACGTTTCGTCAATGACGGACTTGCGTGAGGCGTATCAGTGGCTCACAAGTAGCGCCGAGGCGGCAGAGTTTGAGTCGGTGGCGCTCGATAGCATTAGCGAGATTGCCGAAGTGGTTTTGAACCACGAGAAAAAAATTAATAAAGATCCAAGAGCCGCGTACGGGGCCATGCAAGAGCAGATGGCCGACATCATCCGAGCTTTCCGCGATCTCCCCGGCAAGCACGTTTACATGAGTGCCAAGCTTGAGAAAACTCAAGATGAGATGGGCCGCGTGTTGTACGCCCCGTCAATGCCTGGGAACAAGACAGGGCAATCATTGCCCTACTTCTTCGATGAGGTGCTGGCCCTGCGCGTTGAGAAGGATGCCGATGGCAACACCCGCCGTGCATTGATGACTGACGGAGATGGGTTGTGGCTTGCTAAGGATCGCAGCGGCAAGTTGGAAGTGTGGGAAGACGCGGACTTGGGAGAGATCATCAAGAAAATTGGAGGTGTGGCATGAGAGTGTTTGACGACATTACGCTTGACGAACTAGCCGAGCGTTGGATTGGCTACAAGGAAGCCGAGAAGGTGGCCGTTGAGAAACGGCGCGAGATTGAGGACGAGATTGCCAAAAAGGTCAATTTCCCAGAGACGTTTGAGGGGACCGAGAACGTGGTGCAAGTCGGGTCACCTTTTGCAATTAAGATTGAAGGTCGGGTTAACCGCACAGTCAACGCTGACAAGTTGCTAGTCATCGCCCATGAAACTGGGTCTGAAGAGCATTTGTCTACGGTGTTCCGCTGGAAACCCGAGATCAATATGACTGTCTGGAAAGCCACAGACGAGTCAATTACCAAACCGTTTGCGGCAGCAATAACTGCCAAACCGGGACGCCCTAGTTTTACCATCACAAGGAAGTGAAATGCTTTTAGACGAAACCTATGATGTTGCCTCGCTGCCCCAGTCGGAGCGCAACTTTGAACCCCTGCCCGCTGGCTGGTACACCGCAACAATTTCTAACGCAGAAGTGATGCCTACGAAGATGGGTAATGGAAAGTACATCAAGATCCGCTACGACATCCAAGGCCCAACGCACCAAGGGCGCGTGGTGTTTGGCAACCTGAATGTACGCAACCCCAACCCAAAGGCCGAAGAGATTGGACGCCAGCAGTTGGGCGAGATCATGCGTGCGATTGGCCTGACTTCGCTCAAGGATACGGACCAGATGATCGGCGGCAACTTGTCGATCAAGCTCGACATTCGTATCTCAGAGCAATACGGCAATAGCAACGAAGTGCGCGGGTTTAAGTCTTTATCTGGCGGTGCTGCACCTGCCCCCAAGGCTGCGCCATCAGTTCCCGCTGCCGGTGTAAAAGCCGCGCCACCGTGGGCTAAGAAGTAATAGGCAAAAAAATGCCCCGGTGGAGTGCCGGGGCAAAGATACCAAGGAGAGAGCACGAAATGAAAATCCCTGACGCTCAGTATAGCATTCCCGAGTTAATTGACCAATACCACGCAGACAAGCCAGAGAAGCCAAGGGCACATCTTGGCGCAAGCCAACTTGGTCACCCTTGCGACCGTTGGTTATGGCTGTCGTTTAGGTGGGCGGTGGCGAGCAAGTTTGAAGGGCGCGTGTTGCGTATGTTTCGTCGCGGCCAGAACGAAGAAGCTACGATCAAAGACGATTTACAAGCCATCGGCATCCAGTTCAAGCCAGGGGTAGCGCAAGAACGGGTGGACTTTGGTTGCCACATTAGCGGGAGCATAGATGACATCGCAATCTCTGGAGTGCCGGGAGCGCCACAGAAGAAACACGTTTGTGAGTACAAAACCCACAACAAAAAATCGTTTGAACAAGTCGAAGACAAGGGCGTGGAACGTGCCAAATTTGATCACTTTGTGCAAATGCAGTTGTATATGCATGGCACTGGTATTGATAGGGCGCTATATGTGGCTGTCTGCAAAGATGACGACAGGCTATACACCGAAAGAGTGGAGTACGACAAAGGCGTCGCCGAAAACGCAATAGCCCGTGGGAAGCGCATCGCATTGTCAGACCGAATGCCAGAGCCGTTAAGTGCCGATCCTAGCTGGTATCAGTGCAAGTGGTGCCCAGCGCATGAGTTCTGCCACGGCGACCGCCTGACCAAAGAGGTTAACTGCCGCACCTGCGCCCATAGCACGGCTACCGAGAATTCCAAGTGGATCTGCGAGCGCCACGCTGGTAGCGAGATACCCGTTGAGTGGCAGCGTGAGGGTTGCGGTAGCCATGTCCTGCATCCCAATATGGTCCCGTGGCAGCTCAAGGAAGCCGGCGACCAGTGGCAGGCAATCTACGTCATCAATGGCAAGGAAGTGGTCAACGGCGAGCCAGGGGATGGTGTGTATGGGTCCAAGGAGTTGGTCGCTAACGCCGAAGCCTGTGCTGAGTCTGACGAAGGCATGATTGAGTTTCGTAAGATGTTTGATGCTCGAGTGGTGGGATGAATGAGTTGGCTTTATTCGCGGGCGCTGGTGGAGGAATACTCGGAGGACACCTGCTTGGATGGCGAACTGTCTGCGCCGTTGAGTGGGAACCTTACGCAGCTTGCGTACTTGCCGCCCGACAGAATGACGGCATTCTCCCGCCTTTCCCGATTTGGGATGACGTTCAAACCTTTGACGGCAGACCGTGGCGAGGAATTGTTGACGTTGTATCTGGCGGCTTTCCCTGCCAGGACATCTCAGCAGCCGGACGAGGCGCAGGAATTGACGGAAAACGATCAGGAATGTGGAGCCATATGGCGAGGGTGGTTGGCGAAGTACGACCCAGATACGTCTTTGTGGAGAACAGCCCAATGCTCACTTCTAGGGGATTACACCGAGTTCTCGGAGACTTGGCCGAGATGGGGTTTGATGCGCGATGGGGTGTCGTATCAGCGGCAGACGTTGGTGCGCCTCATCAACGAGACAGAATCTGGATTGTCTCTAAATATTCTCCCCCCTCCCCCCCGCGAATCTGGCCGACGCCAACAGCACATATGAGCAAAGAAACCAACGCTCCAAGCGAACACAACCGGAACACGCCGACTCTGACAGCGCAAGTGAATTGGCCGACTCCACGCAGTTGTTCAGCAATGGCAGCTACATTGACGGACCAAGGAGATCGTTTTCCAAATTTAGAAACCGTGATGGCTCACTCAGACCCAACAACAGTTGGTGGAAAATTGAACCCAACGTGGGTCGAGTGGCTCATGGGGTGGCCGCTCGGGTGGACAGACTTAAAGCCATTGGAAATGGACAAGTTCCGCTTGTGGCAGCAACAGCATGGAGGCTCTTAAATGATCCTGCGTGACTACCAGCAGCGGGCTATTGATGACCTGTACACGTGGTTTCTTGCTGGCTACAAAGGCAACCCATGTCTAGTGCTGCCAACAGGCTCAGGCAAGAGCCACCTTGTTGCCGCACTTTGCCAAGATGCGTTGACCAAATGGCCTGAGACGCGAGTGTTGATGCTAACGCACGTTAAAGAGTTGATTGAGCAGAACGCCGAGAAAATGTACACACATTGGCCTGACGCCCCGCTTGGCATTTACAGCGCGGGCATAGGGCGGCGTGAGCTACACCAGCCGATCACTTTTGCTGGCATTCAGTCGGTAAGGGACAAGGCGGCGCAGATTGACTACGTTGATCTGGTGATCATTGACGAGTGCCATCTGGTCAATCATAAGGACACGGGCGGCTATCGTGACCTGTTGCGTCAGCTACAACGCATCAACCCTAACCTGCGGGTCATTGGCCTGACTGCTACGCCGTACCGGCTAGGTCACGGGATGATTACGGACGAGCCAGCAATATTTAACGCCTTGATTGAACCGGTGACGATTGAAGAGTTGATCTTCAAAAAACATCTGGCCCCGCTGCGTTCAAAAATTACAGTCACTGCGTTAGACACAACCGGCGTTGCAAAGCGCGGTGGCGAGTTTGTGGAAGGCGAGTTGCAGAAGGCGGTCAACACCAAAGACCAAAACGTGCGCGTCGTGTCAGAGGTGATTGCGCTGGCAGAAGACCGGCAGCACTGGTTGTTTTTTTGCACGGGCGTATCCCACGCTGAGAACGTCTGCGAAATATTGAACTACTGGGGCGTACCGTCTAAGTGCGTGACCGGCGACACGTCTAAGAAAGAGCGCGAGAAGATCATTGAGGAGTTCAAAACCGGCAAGATCAAAGCGCTAACCAACGCCAACGTGCTGACCACGGGCTTTGATTACCCAGACATTGACCTGATAGCCATGCTGCGCCCAACGATGTCGCCTGGGCTGTACATCCAGATGGCTGGTCGAGGTATGCGCCCCAAAAGCCACACCGATCACTGTTTGGTTCTGGACTTTGCGAAGGTGGTTGCAACGCATGGCCCGATCACCAATGTCCAATCTCCCAAAAAGGGAGGGTCTGGCGACGGTGTTGCACCGATCAAAATATGCGACAACTGCAACGAGATCTGCGCGTTAGCGGTGCGCGTATGCCCCGCTTGCGGGACGGATTTCCCCGCTGTTGAGCTTAAGCGGTTGAAGTTACAGCATGACGACATTATGGGCGATAGCGGGACCGAGATGGCGGTTACCGACTGGTCTTGGCGGCGGCACGTTAGTCAGGCCAGCGGCAAGTTAATGATTTCTATCACTTACTACGGTGGTCTAAGCGATCCACCGATCACCGAGTACCTTCCAATCCTCCACGCTGGCTTTGCAGGTGAGAAGGCGTTGGGTACGTTGTACTACATCGCCAACAAGTCCAAAGCGGTTCTGAGCCAGATTAACGAGGTCACCGATTCGGACGCGATTGATTACGTTGCCGCACAAATGAACCAAGGGTTTCCCCCAGTATCCATTGAGTACAAGCGAGATGGAAAATTCTACAGAGTGGTCAAGCGTAAATGGTGATGCCAACCGAGCATGAAGAGCAACGCGAACTGGTCCGATGGTTTCGGCAAACTTACCCAGATGTGCGGATTTTTGCCATCCCTAACGGTGAGAAGCGCAGCATTAGTGTGGCAAGTAGGTTGAAAGCAGAGGGTGTTAGCGCCGGGGTTCCTGATTTGTTTGTCCCCTCATGGGGTTTGTGGATTGAGATGAAGCGTCAGAAAGGAGGTGTGATACGACCAGAGCAGAAAGACTGGATCAATTACCTACAGGGCTGCGGGCATCGGGTCATTGTTGGGTACGGGTTTGACGATGCCAAAACCAAAATCGGAGAGCAAAAGTGACAAAGAAACAAAAACCAGAATTGAAACTTAACTTTAGTATTGCAGAGCAAAATAAACGCAATACGGATTACGGCTTAGAACCTGTGTTTAAGTTGCCCAACAGCGAAGAAATTGTGGTCCCGCATTATGTTGAGCCGCACAAATGGGTGGGATTGGGTGTAGTCACCTACACAACCGAAGAGTTGCTCAACTCCCGTGCGGTCCCAGAGCTTCAATGTTTGTGGTCAAGACCGTGGACAGAGAAGATTATTTTTCAGGGTAAAGATCGTTTGTTTAGCAGTTCAGAACTCAAAATCTTGATAAAGGCAAGGCTATGACTAAAGCAGAAGCGTGGCGAAAATGGTGGTCTGTAATTCACAAGACCATTC